GATTTTTTATCACCCTCTGAAAGAGTTTCCCACTTAACCTTACCCTCCTTCAAACCACTCAAATGGTCAAAAAGAGTTTTAGCCTTTATTGTTACTTCGGATGAATCACTTTTTTTCTTGGGGGGCATCAAATAAACCTTTTGGTACAAACTTTGGATGAACTGTTCCACACTCATTACAAACAACCACTGGAATTGGAATCATTGATGCTTTTCCATTTGGTGATTGAATAGCTGGTAATTCTTTGAACATCATTTTTTCTTCAAAGAAGATACTATCACAATTTGGACAAGTAACTGTTTGAAGCTTCATCGGGTCTACATTGAACTGAATCGGTTGTTCCGGTTGTTGGGGAGCCATCCCTTTGAAATCTACTAATTTTGCCATTTTTTATCCTTTACATTAAAATATTTACAAACATTGCCATTACATTTATTTCTTTATCCACCACCAACGAATCCTTATACTGCGCTTCGGCTATATTAACAATTGTCGTTCCAACTTTGTTTCCGGCATACTCATCCACCCGCTCATATAGAGTTGAATACAACTTTGTATAATCCCTCACCTTTGAATCTGCCAATATTTGACGAATTTGTGTGAATTTACTTTTGGTATCTGCACCACTTTTTAGGATATCCACAATCTTTTCAGCATAAGTGGATTCAATACTGGATTGTTTATCAATCACTAACCTACCATTAATAACCTGCCGTTGTGCAGCGTTTATCACTCTACGAATATCGGGGTATCCACTATTAACTATCACCGCAAGGTCTGGCATTTCAAATTGAACACCCTCCGTAAGCAGTATTTCATTTAACCTCTTTGCAACATCCTTTTTAGATGGTGGTATGATTTCAAATGTTTGACATCTACTTTGAATTGGGTCAATAATCTTTTCAGGATAATTACATGTCAATATAAACCTCGTATTCTTACTAAAAGTTTCCATTAGGTTACGAAGTGCCGCTTGTGCAACGGGTGTTAAATAATCACAATTGTGTGTAAGTGTTTCAGTATCACCTATAAAAAAGTTATGATTTCCATCTACAGAAATATCATAAACATGTCGTTTTTGCTCTAATTTTTTTATTGATTTTATTTTAATTTGTTTTAATTCCATCTTTTAATTTATTAAGTTGTTTAATTTTATCATATGTATCAAAATCGCTTTCGTTAATATACTCAATGATATTATACTCATTTATCCATTTAAACTTATATCCATTTTCGTTACAATGTGCTATTAGCGCATCTATTTTTTCGGATTGCTTTAAGTAAAATGTTTTTGGTTTTATCTCATACAAAGTTTTAGTATTTGCATCAAAAAAATCACCCATATATACTCTACCATTAAATTGCTTTTTAGTTCTACACTCAGCACTTTCATGTTGTAAGTGTTTATTTGAGTTCCAAAAACAAGCTTCCCAAGAACTTCTAAACCTATGATTATCAATAACAGCATCCCAGTGAGTAAATGTATTTGTAATTGGGGGTGTAAACTGACCACTTGCTATTTTTTCTTTCATTCGTATTGAATGTAATTTAGCATTACGTTCAATATTCGCCATACCTTTCGCTGTTTTATTAAACTCTTTCATTTTTTCAGAGTTTATTTTACCTATTCTTTTAGCAAATTTTTTACCCTCTTTGGTTTTATACCATTTCTTTTTAGATTTACTTATTGCATCACCAATATTAACTCTGCCCGTTTTTAACCAAGGTTTAGATAATTTACAATTAGGACAACACATCGTATTATCATTACCATATGATGTATATATGTTATTACAATGTTTACATGTACTGTTATATCCGTGCTGTTTACAGTTATTACAAATTAACTGATTTGGATTACCCTTATATGAATTATCACACTTTACACATATCAAATCAACCAAAATTACACCTAAACCAAATCCGTTTTTAATAGCGGCTTCTCTAAGCTTTTGTCGTGTTTCATCACTAATCATTTAATACTCCTATTTTTATATAAATAGTGAGCCTGTGTAAAAAACATTAAATAATCCTATTGTGGTGATAAAATATGTTGATATTTGTGTAAATCTCGTGTTTTAATTACTTTTAAATTACCATCAACATCTTTAACATACCACTTATGGTCATCAGTACAAATTACAATTTCACCATTTTCAAGTTCAATTTCATACACATCCTGCTCACCCTTATCCCAGTGATAAAACGGCCTCCATTGAACCTCATTCTTTTCAACATTCCAAGATTTAACCAAATCATTGCGTTCATCTAAATCCCGTATAGGGATTTTAGTTTGTTCACCATTTCGTAATACAGATACTAATGTATTTTCATCCAAACACTCATCAAGCAGAACCAGTTTCCAACCCCGGAATCCAGCTGATGCAGCAAATCCTCTGATTTTTTCTCTTAAAGTATCAATACCCCTTTCATCCGATGCATTAATATAAAGGTAATCACAATCAATAGCATTTACTATGATTTTCGCAAGTGTGGTTTTACCAGTACCCGCATCCCCGTGCAATAGCAAATGGGGAACATCGTTGTTTTCTATATAAATCTTAACTTTTTCTATGATATGTTCATTACCAACATACCCTTCAAGTCCAGATGGGCGATATCTTTCTACCCACAAGCTATTTTCATTATTGTTCATCTTCCTACTTCTTTTAAATATCTTTCTTTTGCTTCTTCCCAGCTCATACCTATAATATCCACATAAAAAAGTGCTTCGGGTTTAATTCTCCCTTCATCAAACAGGGTGGTGTATCTACGAATTGCTTTGGGTTTCCACCAATTTATGGTGTACTCATCACCTTTAATAAACTTATCTTTCATAACCAACTTATCTTCATCTATCTCCCCCTTCAGAAATTCGTTACCATTTTCGTAGAATGGTGCAAGATACACCCCCCGTTTGAATCCGTGATCGTAAGCATCAGATTTGATACCAAGCTCTTTATAAATTTGATGTATGATTTTTTGCTTTATCCCACTTACAGGCCCGTTTCTTTCATACCCCATATTCGCACCATTCCGTTCTCTTTCTTCCGTTATCTCCTTCTTATACCACTCTGAATGATTTTCTTTTAACCATTGATGCCACGGGTCATACACCTTATCATCGGGCTTAATACTAATCTTACCCTTACTTTCTCCCAAAGTTTTGAAATGCGGAATACCATTATATTGAGAGTGAATTCCATACAATGAAGTCGTTCCTAATGCTACCAAAACATCATCATACTTCTTTTTCCAATAATTCCTAACAATAGGGGATGTAGCAAGTGCAGCAATCAATTTGCCACCTAAAAAGTTATATCCAAAAGGTTGCGTGGAAACAATAGTAGTTGCAATACTCGTATTGTTTAACTTCCCCTGCTTAAACTTATTATCCTTACTCCACCCAATGTAGGCATCTCTTACACCCAAAGATGTAATATCAGAACCCAATGAAACCTGTCCTAAAACTTTACCGCTAACTCTATCTTTTATCCATATCTTTACATTTCGGCCAGGATTAGCAACAAACTCCATTGTATGGATTAGTTTTCGGACTTCTGTCCAGCGAGTAGATTCTTTTGGATTATCATCAACGACTTCCACATAAGGTTCTAATGATTCAATTTCTCGTATCGTTAGTTCTTTATTGTGAATATCCGTTGGAAACCAAAGAGAATCGTAGTGGGTAGCAATAATTGCTTTTTTAGGCATGGTGTTTTTTAGGTCACCATTCCATTCTTGCCACTTTTTGTATAATGTCTGCTCTTCAACCGACATTGATGATAAATAGTTCAAATTATCAATGAACTTCTTCTTTTCAACATCATAGTTGAATTCAGGCTTCGCTGGTTCAGTATCCCAAAACATATTATTTCACTTCAACTAAAAAGTATTCTGATTTAAAACCTTCACTCTCAAATGTACAATGTGCCAAACCCGCAGTTGCGATTTTCAAAGTTGCCGCTTTTGGTGTCCGGTTCGCATTTAGGATTTCTTTCAAATACTTTGCTGAAAATGAAATTGGTCCTACCGAATCTTTGGTGCAAGTACAATCAACCTTAATAGAAATTCTATTTGAGT